GAAAGCCCAGGGCCTCGACCCTCGCACCATGGTGGCCAGGACGGGCTCTATCGCCCCCTACATGGCCGACCAGGAAGACGGCACGACAGCGCGCGGCAAGGGCAAGCACAAGGCCATCCCCGCCCCTGCAGCAGCGGGCCACTCACCAGGCGCAGGGAAGCGCACCAGGGTCGTCAGGGCAGGTCTCAGGCTCAGTGCCATCCAGGTGGCCAAGCAGGGCCTCGGCAAGTACGGCAAGCGACGACAGAACGCCATCATGCTGGCCATCGCCCAGCGCAAGGGCGAGCGCTTCGTGCTGCTCAACAGGCAGAAGGGCGGAGGGCGCGGACTCTTCGAGGCGCGCTGGGGCAGACGCATGAAGCTGCGGATGCTCTACGACCTGAGCAAGAGCAGCGTCACCGTGAAGCCTGAGCCCACGCTGCAGCGATCGATCAAGGCGAGCATGAGGCACTTCGAGGCGGCGCAGTACAAGGCGCTGATCCGACAGCTGAAGCGTCACAAGATCTTCGGATACTGATGCAATTGATGCAGTGAGGGGCGAAACACGGAGCCCGCACAAATTCCGCGGGTCCTGTAAAAAACACCCACCCGGTGTGCGGTTATCGTCGCGAACCCCGGCGCGGGAGAGACGTCTGACTTTCCGGCCGGGGTCAACCACGGTCAACCGGGTCAACTGAGCGGCGCCTAACGCGCGCCGGACCAATGCCGAAGCTGATTTCCCGCGCAGAATTCGCGCGGCGCTGCGGAGTCTCGAAGCAGGCCATCTCGAAGGCGTGCGACAAGCAGCTCGCCGCCGCGTGCGTCGCCGATCGCATCGACGTCGACCACGAGACGGCACGGGCCTACATGGCCGCCAAGGGCGTTACCCTCGGCGACGTCGTCTCTTCCGCCGGCGCTCCGCCGCCCAGGCCGAAACGCGCCCGCGCCGGCGCCGCCGCGCCGACGGGGTCCAAGAAGACTGGCCGCTCCGGCGCCGCGTCACCGCCCGCGCCCCGACGTTCCCTGACGGCTCCCGACGGCGCCGAGCCGCCCGACGAGGCATCCGACGAGGACCTCGCGGATCTCGCCGCCTACCTTCACCCGCTGATCGAGCGGTGGGGTGTCGACGAGCGATTCAAGTTCTGGCTCGAGCAGCTCAAGGACATCGAGGCGATCCGCGAGAAGCGGCTGAAGAACGCGGCAACCGAGGGGAAGCTCATCAGCCGCGAGCTCGTCGCCGCGCACGTGTTCGGCGCGATCGAGTCGGCGAACAAGCGCCTGCTCCGGGACGCCCCCAAAACCATCGCCAGCAGAGCTTTCGAGCTGGCGCGGAGCTCGACCGGAAACCTCGAGCAAGCCGAGCGGATGGTGCGCGACGAGATCGCTTCGCACCTGCGTCCGGTGAAGGGCACAGCGGCGCGGAACCTGCGCCGCACGAACGAACGTCTGCCCGACGATGATGATGGCAAGGCGTAGTTCCGAGGCCGAAGACCTGACCCTGCCGCTCGGCATCCCTGACGAGTACGAGACTGCCGAGCAGCGCGAGTGGCTGGCGCAGCGATTCGAGGCGCTGACCACCGAGATCGACGTGCTGACGCCGAGCGAGTGGGCGGAGAACCATCGCTATCTGCCGCAGGCGAGCTCGCCGCGGCCAGGTCACTACAAGTACGAGACCACGCCCTACCTCCGCGAGATCGTCGACTGCCTGGGAGTCGAATCGCCGATCCGCGAGGTGACCCTCATGAAGGGGGTCCAGATCGGGTCGACGACGGGGATTATCGAGAACTTCCTCGGCTACGCGATCGCGCACGTGCAGACGGCGCCGGTCATGTTCGTGACCGCGGACAACGACCTCGCGAAGATCCGCATGGAGGCGAGCATCACGCCGATGCTCCAGCTCTCTGACCTCGATCACCTGATCAAGTCGGCGGACGAGAAGAACGCGCGCAAGACGGGCAAGCGCGAGGGAAAGCTCGAGTGGTACGGCGGCGGATTCCTGATCGCCCTCGGCGCTCTGAACGCCAACAAATTCCGGATGACGCCGATCCGGTTCCTGCTGCGCGACGAAGTCGACGCCTGGAAGCGAGGGGTCGGCAGCGACGGCGACCCGATGCGGCTCTCGGCAGACCGCACCGCGGCGTTCGAGGACCTGAAGAAGATCTTCGACGGTTCGACGCCGCTGCTCAAAGGCGAGTCGCACATCGAGGAGCGCTTCCTACGAGGCGACCAGCGCTACTACATCGTCCACTGCCTGAAGTGCAATGCGCCCCAGCGTCTGCGCTGGCGATGGGACAACAACGAAACCGGGGAGAAAACTGGCATCGTCTGGGAGCTCCAGAACGGCGTGCTCGTCCCGGACTCGGTGCGCTACCTCTGCAAGGAGTGCAGCCACCCGCACACGAACGCGGACAAGGCTCGCCTGCTGTCGCCGGAAAACGGCGCGCACTGGAAACCGACGGCCGAACCGGTCACGCCGTACCACCGCAGCTACCACCTCAGCGCGCTCTACTCGCTGCTGCAGTCGTGGGCAACCTGCGTGCACGCCTACCTGGAAGGCTGGGACGTCGAGCGAAACAGGCTGAAGGACAACCAGAAGTTCCAGGTCTTCTACAACAACATCCTTGGTGAGACCTATGAGCAGCGCGGCGAACGCGTGCTCATGAAGATGGTCTCTCCGCACCGGCGCAGCGAGTACCACTTCGGGCAGATCCCGAACAAGTTCGCCGAGCGCCACTGCGGCAGCCCGGTGCTCCTGCTGACGTGTACCGCCGACGTGCAGGCCGACAACCTAGCCGTCTCGGTGATGGGCTGGTGCAGCGGTCGCCGTGTCATCATCGTCGACTACTGGAGATTCCACGGCAACACCGAGCAGCTTGACGACCACGGAACGTGGAAGCGTCTGGAAGCGCTGATCAACGGCGAGCCGTGGACTGACGAGAAGGGCAAGGTCTGGCACGACAAGCCCTACATTGCCGACGACGGCAAGAAGTACAGCATCTCCGAGAGTCTCACGCTGATCGACTCTGGCTACCGATCGGATCAGGTCTATCAGTTCTGCGACAGCTTCCCTGCCGGGGTGTACCCGGTGAAAGGTCGCGAGAAGCCGCCGGTCGCGATGACCCGCGACTTCACGGAGTTTCCGACGCCAGGAGGTCTGCCTGCGTACCTGCTCACGGTCGACAACTACAAGGACCGTTGGAGCGCTGCGCTCCGACGAGACTGGGACGGCCAGGGGCTGCAGCCAGTTGGGCACTTCAACGCGCCGATCGACATCACCGACGCGCAGCTAAAAGAGCTGACGGTCGAGACGAAAATACCTCGAGCCGCGAAGCAGAACGGCCAGGACGCCGGCTTCGAGTGGCGCCGAACGCCGGGCGCCCCCAACGAGCTCTGGGACTTGCTGGTGTACGGCAACGCCGCGCTCGAGCTCATGTGCTGGGACTACTGCCGCAACGTGGCCAACCTCGACTGGATGAACTGGCCGATGTTCTTCGAGCGGTGCCTCGAACAGAAACTCTACTTCACCTGAGCGCCGACCCATGAGCTGCGTCGAAGACTTCCTCGCCGAGCGAATCACTCAGGTCAAGGCGACGATCGTTGCATACGAGACCGCGATCGCCACTGTCCAGGCGGACAGCAAGGCATCGTACCAGCTCGACACCGGGCAGACCCGGTTGATGGTCACGCGCCACAACCTGGCGACGGTCGAGCGGCTCCTGCAAGCGCAATACAACCTGCTCGTGGTGCTCGATGCGCGAGTGAACGGCAACGGGCAAACGCGCGTAGTCCCGGGATGGTGACGTGTTCGGCTTCGGTAAGAAGAAAGCAGACCTGTTTGACGCCTGCTTCGGGCATCGGCCGACGTCGGCGCCGAGTGTCCCGCGTGTAGCAGTCAGCAGCCTTCCTACCTACCGCCACGTGTGGGATCACGGCGAGAAGTTCGCCGGCGGGCTCGGCCCGATCGATCTCGTCTACAAGGATTACTGGTCGTTGCGTGCGCGCAGCGCGGACCTGTACGAGAGGAATTTGTACGCCCGCGGCCTGGTGCGCCGTTTCGTCACCAATGCCATCAACACGGGCTTGCATCTTGAGGCCACGCCCGAGGAGCGGATCCTCGGGAAGCAGGAAGACGAGCTGGCCGAGTGGTCGGAAGACGTCGAGAACCGCTTCAAGCTCTGGGAGAAGAACGCATACAAGTGCGACTTCAACGAGCGGCAAACGTTCGGGGCGCTCCAGGCTGAGGCATATCGCGAGGCGCTGGTCGCCGGCGATGTGCTGGTCATGCTCCAGCAGGACCCGCGGACCCGCGAGCCGCGCGTGCGGATCATCAGCGGCGACCGTGTTCAGACACCGGTCAACTATCGCCCCACGGCGGGAACGACGGTGCGGCACGGCGTCGAGCTCGATGCTCGTGGGCGGCACACGGCTTTCTGGATCATCCAGGAGGATGGCACCTACAAGCGCGTCCCCGCGTACGGAGAGAAGTCCGGGCGCCGAATCGCGTGGCTGGTCTACGGCACGGACAAGCGCTACGACGACGTGCGCGGTACGCCGATCCTCGCGCTCATCATCCAGGGGCTGAAGGAGATCGACCGGTACCGCGACGCCACGCTGCGCAAGGCGGTCATCAACTCGATGCTCGCCATGTTCATCTCGAAGGGCGAGGAAAAGATGGGGTCGCGCCCGATGACGCGCGGCGCCACCAAGAACAGCACCGAAACCACTATCGACAACAGTGGTGAGCCGCGGCGTTTCCGCTCATCCGAGATGGTGCCAGGGCTCGTCATCGAAGAGCTGCAGCACGGCGAAGAGCCGAAGACTTTCCAGACCAACAACACGGTCGAGGCCTTCGGCGACTTCGAGGAGGCCATGGTCGCGGCCTTCGCCTGGGCCAACGAGATCCCGCCGGAGATCCTTACCCTCACTTTCTCGAGCAACTACAGCGCGAGCCAGGCAGCGATCAGCGAGTTCAAGCTATTCCTCAACCCGACGCGGACCCGCTTCGGCGAGGAGTTCTGCGGGCCGGTGTACGAGGATTGGCTGCTCTCTCAGGTTCGGCTGCGCAAGGTCGTCGCAGTTGGTTTCCTCGAAGCGTTCAACGACAACGCGCAGGACGACATCTACGGGGCATGGATCT